CAAATAACAACCACGTTCCTACTCTTGGTGATCAGTCCCCCAGAAACCTTGTTCTTAAACTGTTCACCTCGAACACCACCCCAGCGGAGTCTGACGTACCTTCGCCAACTGCTTATTACGAACCTTATGGTGTAGGTAACACCAACTCATATGGATATGCACCGACAACTGGTTATCCATTCTGCGTAAATAACAGAACTGATCAAGCGTATACCCAACAAACAGGTATTCTTCTCAATGGTTCTCGTTGGACCATTGCTCAGGTAGGTTCTGGTACTACTGCAACTTATCCAGAACAGACATTTACCTTTACTGGAAACGCTGGTGACGTATACGGCTACTACGTTACTCGCGCTAACAACATGCCTACTAACGTACAAGGTGTTGTACATGCTGCAGGTGTTGGCGTCGGAACAACAGTAAGTCTAGGTAACAACTCTGATCCTATTATCGGTGTTATTGGTAACTCCTACATAACTGTCGATCCTAACCAAAGTGTTGATAATCTTACACTAGGTATGGTTGCAGGGGACAACCCTGGTATTGTTACGGGAACTAAAGTCATTGGTGTTGATAGAGCACTTAAGGTAGTATACCTGGATAACGCACTAATTGATAACATTCAGGTTGCAACTAACCCAACCGTAACATTCAGTTTCGGTAAGGTTACTATGGCGAACCACGGTCTCGTCGCAGGTGATATTGTTTATGTTGCTGCAGGCACTGCAAATACAACAACCGCTTCTGGAACTTACACCGTCTTCAAGACCATCAATAACGACGAATTCGTCTGTACTCCTTCACTCAATCCAACTGAGAATGGAGCTGCTGGTGTTGGTACTGCAACTCTCTATTCTAGCATCATGTATGCTGAGAGATTTACAAATGGTCCATACACCATTCAAAACAACGGTGACCAAATCAAGATCACACTTAACGTCGCACTTGACTGATATTTGATCTTTTTTCTTAATTTAATAGTTTTGAATTGTGAGGGGGTTGCTTATTATGAAGCGATCCCCTCCTTTGTGATCTCTAAACTATATGTTAGGTCGAATTGATGCCGAATGTATTCAAGTTTAATATAATACAGGCAGATTTTCCGTTTACTGCGGAAGATTATGGTTCTATTGCAGATACAACTGGTCCAGATACTGTTGATTTTGGTGAAGGATTACCAGTTCAATCTGTACCAGATTATAGTACCGATTTATATTATCCATTAGATGCAAATGGAGAACTTCTTCAGAATCCAGTAAGTTATGACGAGACTGGTCAAACTTATGATAGTACTGGAGTAACTGAGGACCAGACGTTCAATCCTGCATACTTACCATATTTAAATTACGGATTTATATACGAAACCCAGGATCAATATCCTGGTGGCGGTCTCACAGTTGAAGGACTTACTGGAGAGGCTAAGACCACTAAAGATTACACTCCTCCACTCGACCTCTACATTATTCTTGCTGGAGAAGTACTCAAGAAACTTGTCAAGGTTTGGGTCGGTACTGGTCAACTATTTGAGATCAGAGAAGATGGTGGCATAAGACTTATCCGACAATCGGATGCTTCTGGTACTCTCCGATTCGATGAAAGCACCGTGGGTGCTACGGAGAAAGTCTCTTTTAACCCACCAGAGAACAACCAACTATACAGCATTTCTGGATCTTCTGTCGAGAAGTTTGTAGCTCAGACTCCAGAAGATACCATATTGTTCACCACTGGTGGCGTTGGTCTAACCAAACAAGAATGGAATTACGGTTATTACGGGGACGATAAAGATCCTGGAACATCGGGTATTGTTACGCTCGGTGCAGGTTCTGTACCCACTAATGTTGTATTCAGTGCTGATTGGAATGGTACTGGATCACTATTTGGATTTGGAGAGAAAGACGAAAGTATAACTTGGAGTTATAACAAATCTTCTGTTGGATTTGGTACAGAAGATTGGGGTTATGTCTACGATCAGGCAGCTCCAATTAATTGGGGATTTATTACCGATCCCGTTGGTGGAGTCGATCAGAATTGGGGACTTATTACTGAAACGGATCTCGTCAAGAGACCATTTGGTACAATCCTCTTCGATCAGACCACAGAAGGCGAAACAAGACTCTTATATCTTTACGAAGTTACTGGTGCTGGTACTTCTGGTGGTATCACCATCTCAGGCAGACCTCTCGTCCACCCAGAGGTCGATTACACGCCTCATTATGGTATTGATAAGAATATCGGTATCGGGACCACTGGCATCCAGATCAGCGGTGAGATTGAAAATCCAACCAGAACCTTCAGTCATGTTGGTCTTGGAACACTATTCACTGCGACAGGTGCTGCAGAATCTATCACCTGGGATCCCCCAGTTGATACTGTTCTGTATGATTTCTCTGGAACTGCTCTGGAGGCATTATCAGCTCAGACTCCAGAAAGAACTGTCAATGTTGTAATTTCTGGGGTTGGTACTGACGAGAAGTTCACTGCTCGTGAAGTTGGTGTTGCTTCTACAATTACTCTCACTGGAACTCTGGTTGAGAGACAGACCGATGATTATGTTGGATCTGGAATAGCAACGATTTCTGGAGACGCAGAAACCAGACAGATCGGTGTATTTGGTTATTATGGTGATGATGCAGATCCTGGTACTTCAGGTATTATCACCGTCTTTGGTGAACTGAATCATCCAGATATTGATTATACTCCACACTATGGTATTGATAAGAATATCGGTGTCGGCACAACTGGTATTCAGTTTGCTATTGGTCCATTTGGATTTGACATTGCCGGCAATCCTCTCGGCGCAAGATACTACTCACCAATTTACCCAGCTAATGCGGGTGGAGTTGAAGGACCTGGTAGTCCTGGTATTGGAACCTTTAGACTTAATGATGATAGAGGTCTTACAATCACCAGGGCTCTACTACCATACTTTGGTGGCGGTACTATCAATGTCACGGGTATTGCTTCCGAGGCATACGGTAACCAAGTTGATGATGATGTAACTACAGCTCTCTTCGACATCTCTGGTGTCGGTTCTTGTAGAGAAATTGCTAATTATGGTTACTATGGTGATGATCGTGATCCTGGTACTTCTGGTATCATCACAATCTCCACTCAAACCGCCGAGATGGTGGAGAGAAGGACCTTTGATTATGTTGGATCTGGCACTGGCACCTTCTCTGGTTCTGCATCAGACATTAAACTTACCGATTCTTATATTGGTTCTGGATCTCTGTTCGTTGCAGGTGGATCCGCAGAATCTAGAACTGCAGATCCTGCGGATGGAACAGTTCTCTACACGTTCTCTGGAGAGGGAAGTCAGTCTTATCAGAGAGCGCCTGTTATTGGAACTGGTGTTATTACACTCAGTAATGATCCAGTTGATGTTAAGACTACCTCTGCAGAGGAAGGATCTGGTCAAATTACTCTATCTGGAGAATCTGCAAATCAGTGGGTTCCAAACTATCCAGGTGGTGGTTTATTCCGCATTGGTAAGAAGGCTCCTACTTGTGACTCGATCGATATCAGTTGCGATTCTCAGGACGAATCTGATAATTCCTTTAGCAGACAAACATCTGGTCTTACAGAAACCGCCCTTATTCAAATTTCCGATGCTGCAGCAACTGCAGAAGAGGATCTATTCATCTTCGAGGCATCGGGATCAATTACTCTTGCTTCTGCGGGAGAAACAAAAGTACTTCGTGGATTCTCTCAAGATTCCACAGTCGATATTACCCTTTCGGGAATCGGCGCAGAAGCATTTGCGAGAACAACATATCAAGGTTCTGGTTCTCTCAGAAAACTCAGTGGTGCTGCAGAAAGAGTTGAGTGGGCACCAGTTGGTGGTGTTGTACTTGTTGATATTGATGGATCTGCAGAAACCAGACTCGAATCCGATTACCCATATGTGGGAATTGGTCAGATTACACTTTCTGGTTCTGGTTCCACCAAGGTTGAAAGAGACTTTACTGACGGAAATACAGTTCTCTTCAAACTATCTGGTGAACTTCTTTTCCCAGATGTCAGATTTATTCCAAACTTCAATGGTGGTGGAACAATCACCATACTTGGATCTGGGGACGAATCTACTACCAGACCATACGAAGGAACAGGAGGACTATTCGGTCTTGCATCTGGACTTGAAGCTTATGCACGTACACCTTACATTGGTGTTGGTACAATTTACATTGGTAAGTACGATCCTAATGGAGAGGCAGCTCAAGGTGCAGGTGGACTTGGTGGTCTTGCAGGAGGTGGATTATCTTCAGGCGGTACTCAGAAACGCGACTTTGAACCAGAAAGAGTCTATGTATGTATAATTTAAGATACTAAATATATCAGAGAAAGTAGTAGTTGAAGAGCACGTCGTACTATGACCAAACAGGTACAACT